GCTAAAATTAAAAATGCTAAAACTACTTTCGTTGGTCGTTGTGGTAAGTATGTATATATAGATATGGATATGGCAATAAATCAAGCTTTACAGATATCGAAAAGATTTATAAATGAAACTACCAAGGCGGAAAAACGGAGCAATTAATACTGCTGCAATATTAAAAGATAAAGTATTGGTCTTAGAAATAAAGAAAAGATCTAATATAGAATCTGATAATATTAATCAACATATTTATCACGTCATTCATGATAGTGTAAAAGCTATATGTTTTTGTGGTGCACAACTCAAATTTAAAGGTGTTGCTAAAGGATATAGTAAATCGTGCGGTTCTTTAGATTGTAAGAAAAAAGCTACAGAAAAAACTATGATAGAAAGATATGGGGTAAAAAATTCATATCAATTAGAAAAAACTAAAAATAAAATTAAAAAGACCAATTTAGAGAGATATGGAACTGATCATCCTTTAAAGTCTAAAACTATCAAAAATAAAATTAAAAGGACCAATTTAGAGAGATATGGAGTAGAATATCCAACACAAAACACACATATTATTAGCATCCGAAGTGAAAACAATATTAAAAAATATGGATGTGACCCTAGCAAGTTAGAAAAGGTTAAAGAAAAAACTAAAAAAACTAACCTAGAAAGATATGGTGCAGAATATCCTTCTATGCTAGAAAGCAACCGCAGAAGATCCATCAAAACTCGTCAACATTTAGAAGATAATAAAAGGCCGGGTAGAGTAAAATTAAACGATCCTTTATTTCTTAAGGAGCTGGTACACAATAGGCAGGTAAACTTAAATCTTTTGGCAAGTATATATGATGTAGATCCGAATTGGCTGGGTAGAAAGATAAAAGAATATGGATTTAATCCTCTCCATTCGAATTTTTCAAAATGTCATTATGAAGTTGCTGAATTTGTTAAAAGTATTGGCTTTTCGCCTCTGTGTGAAGACAGAAAAACTATATTTCCCTATGAAATCGACGTATTGGTTAATAATCTGGCTATTGAAGTAGATGGAATTTATTGGCACTCGTATGATAAATTAGAAACTAAAGAAGAGAAGCTAAAACATTATAACAAAATGAAATTGTGTCGCAATTTGGGTTTGGATTTTATATCATTTACAGATTACGAGTGGGAAAACAAAAAAGACGTATTAAAATCTATTATTAGATCCAGACTAAATTTGTCAAATAAGATTTTTGCTAGGAAAACTAAATTTGCCTTAATTGACAAATTAGCTGCCAATGAATTTTTAGAGTCTAATCATATTAAAGGCAAATGCCCACTTAATAGTGCATATGGTCTATATTATGATAATGATTTAGTTGGTGTAATTTGTATTAGTAAATGTAGATTTTCTAAATTATACGATTGGGAAATTGCTAGATTAGCATTTAAGTTAAATACAAATATAGTTGGTGGATTTAGTAAATTGCTCAAAGGTGCTTTGACATATCATACAGGCAGCTTAATATCATATACATCTAATAATAAATTCTCAGGCAAATCATATAAAAAATGTGGCTTTGAGAAAGTTCACGAAAATCTGCCAGGGTATTATTATTGGAAGTCGGGGAAAGTGTTAAATCGCATGAATGCCCAAAAACATAAGTTGCCAAAATTATTGGATAACTGTGATGAAAATAAAACAGAAAGCGAAAATATGTTTTCTGCTGGATATAGAAGATATTGGGATTGCGGAACAACTCTTTGGAAATATTCACTATGACAAATATAACATACGCTTCTATTGTTCCCTTAATAGGCGGATTAGACATAGCTATAGGTAAAGTTTTAAACCAAAAACCTAAATATATTTTGAGTTATAGTGCATTTAAAGAGAATGATAGCCATTTATTAAACTACTATAATAATAATATTCCATATTACAATTTAGATGATGGTATACCGTGTATAAACTATAATGTAGATATTGTTGGTAGTATTTGTCCGTGCGCGGGTTTATCTCAATTAAGCAATAAATATGGCGATTCTAACGTTAATAACGATTGGATGATAAAAACAACAAAATTTGTTTTAGAAAAAATTAAACCAAAAGTTTTCTTTTCTGAAAATGCACCAGGATTTGTTGGTAAAATCGGCAAGACATTTAGAGAAGAGATGATTGATATTGCCGATGAGTTCGGATATTCGATGTCCGCTTATAGAACCAAAAGTCTACTGCATGGTATATCTCAAGTTAGAGAAAGATCGTTCTATTTCTTTTGGAAAGGGAATAAGGTTCCGATCTTCAATTATTATTCTAGACCTAGAACTACAATTGAAGAGGAAATCAAATCTGCAGCCAGCATTAATTCTCAACAAGAGCCTATTAACCGCAAAGCACCATCAGTTAATCCATATTATCGGTTTATATTAGAAGTAATCCACAATGGAAGATCACATACAGAACATTCTAAACTAGTAGAGCCTGCCAAATCTGTTCGTGAAAATGACACTTTCGCTTACATCGAGAAGATGGGATATTCTTATATGGATGTAGCAGAATGGATGAAAAAACATAACTTTTCTAAAGAATATGATGAATGTGTGTATAAATACAATAAGTTGCAGAGTGGAAAAGATATTATGAGGCGAGGTGTGATCATTCCAAAAGATCATATCGGTGCTTTTGTAGGTCTTTACCCGAAGCGCTTAACCCATCCAGTCGAAGATCGCTACATTACTTTTAGAGAAGCGATGACTATTATGGGAATGCCTGCAGACTTTGAACTGTTAAGCCCTCGAAAATCAATCAACCACATATGCCAAAATGTTCCAGTAAAAACTGCTATGGATATGGCGACTGAAATTAAAGAATCTTTACAGGGAAACAGAAACTGGGTCGAGGCTAAATATCTACTCCAGAACAACAATTCGAGAGAAGTTCTGGAAGAAATCAATAGAAATGAAAGTTCAGTTATGGGGTTTTTTTGAATGAAGAGATTGTCTGGCGGATCAAACGATTATTATCGAGTTCACGTTAAACATCCTACTACATTAGGAGAAGAATATGATGCCGAGTGTAACGATATTATCGAAGCGCTCGGCATGTCTTTTGCTGAGGGAAACATTCTTAAAGCTGTGTGGAGAATGACCGCAGCTCGCCAAGGAAATGGTAAGCCTGGAAATTCATATCTCTATGACGCAGAGAAAATTGAATTCTTTGCGAAGAGATTAATACAACAAACTAAGGATAATAAAAATGAAACTAGTATATCGTCTAAATAGCGAGAATAATAATCCGCTAGATAAAGATTTTGTGAGTACGTCGCGCAAAATTAAAAACAAGCTGCTTAAAGATGGGTTTTTGACAGAGAATGACTCCATTGTGTTTATTCCGACAAGCAGTGAATCGCAGATTATTACTATTCCAGAATAAACACACTGTTCCCACAATCCCAATATCTTCTATAATTGTTAATGAACATGTTTTCAGCTTCTGTTTTATTTGAATCGAAAACATCAAGAATTTTATGAAGGTTGGCTTTTTGAGCCTTATATCTTGGAATAATTACATCTTTCTTAAAGTAGAAATAATTTGGTTTAGATGCGTGACTATATTCAAAACCAAGACTCTCATATAATTTACCTTCAAATTTTGATATATCACAATAACTAATGATAGAATTTTTATTGAAATATTTTAATATCTTAGATGCTGCACCATATACTTTTGTGTTTAATTTAGAACAACATCTAATGAGCTCATAATCATATTTAACACTGAATCTTGGTTTAGAAAATGTCATGATATAAACTAAGGTTTCTTTATAATAAAGACCCAGTTTTATTGATGATGCTGAATACCCTTGTATATGATTATCATTTAGAAATTCCTTAGCTTCCTTTGTATTCATTTTTCGAATTACACATTTAGAGGCTCTAATTTTTTCACTACATACTCCAACCGAATTAGCAATTATTCCTTTGCATATATCTTTCTTATTCGACCAGTCACGGTCTGTTAATTGTATTAATCTAATTCCTTTGTCTTTACACTCTTGATATTTTGCATAATGTTTCATCTTCTCTTCAGAATTTTCTATATAATTATATGAATGCCAATATAAACCATTTAATTCTATAGCAACGCTATGATCTGGGAAATAGATGTCTAATTCTTTTGGATTAATTGCTTTCCTATCATTCCACACAACTTTATCAGTAAGATGTTTACAGTAATCATAAATTTCTTCCTGAGTATGTAGCTTAGTTTTTCTTTTATGTTTCTTTAATTCTATATCATTTTTTACTAAAATATTTTTGAGACCTGTTCTAGTCACGTTTAGTTCATCAGCTATCTCATCAATATTTAAATTCTTATTCATTTCTTTAAGATAATTAATATCATTTAAAAGGGTGTTTGTAGCCTTATCTAATTTTAAAGAACCATTATTTTGAATTCGCATCTTTTCTAACACACCTTTACCGATATCTGATGAAAAATAAAACTCAGAGCCATATTTTTTAATGTTAGTTTTCTTTGCCTTTTCAAAATTACAATAATTACTATCACCATATTTTTTAAGTTTAGTCTTTTTTGATTTATTCTTTACGTCTTTTCTCTGAAAACTATATTCTACATCATATCTTTCTAAATTTGACCTCTTAAGATTTTTAACCATCTCTGCATGATTAGTATTATTAACTATTTTTTTATTGCGTTCTTCACATTGTGAAGAACATTTCTTACTACAATAGTTATAATAACCTTTAGAGAAAGATTTAAAATTTGTATTTTCATTACATTTATTATTCTTACATGTAGGAGTTATATAAATATCATTGAGAATATGCCAACATCTTTGTGGCACTGTTGAAGACGCATCTTTCAAAAATGATGTCAGAGATACAATTTTATTGAGTTGATTATGAAAATTCTTATTTTCCCACCAAATACTATTATGGCATCTGTTATTGAAACCAATTCTGCCAGTCTTTGTCATACAATTTTCTTGAATAAAATTCTTCATGATTAACTAATCTCCAGTAATATACTATATATAATAAAGGAATACTATAAATGGCAGTAAATATTAATGTACCAATTGAAACACTAAAAACACGAAAATTGATGGTTGCGACCCCAATGTAGCTTTAAATACTTCTATGTATAAATATACATGGGAGTATAAAAATGAATAACGAAGCGTATACATATATAATAGGCTGGTCAAAATTTAATGTTTATTATTATGGTGTTCGATATGCTAATGAATGTGCACCAGAAGATGATCTGTGGATAAAATATTTCACATCATCTAAATATGTTCATTATTTTAGAGATAAAAATGGTGAGCCAGACATGATTATTATAGATGAAAGATTTGAGAATATAACGAATGCCATTAAATATGAACACCATTATCTTAAAGAATTATATAATTCTGGCAATTGGGATTTTTGGTTAAATAAATCTGTTGGCGGTTTTGCTATAATAATGGATGATGCTCTAAAAGAAAAATTAAGAGAAAGTGCAACTAATCAATTTTTATGTAAAGAAAATAGAAAAAAACACTTGGAAGCTTTTCTTTCGGCGGATGGTAATCACAAAAACAAAATTTGGATAAATGATGGCTTAAAAAATAAAAGAGTTACAAAAGAAGTTTTTGATGAAAAATATTCAACTTGGAATAAAGGTAGAATAATACCAAAGGATTCAAAATTCGGAAATTACGATAAATCAGGTAAAAATAATCCGTTTTATGGGAAAAAACATACTAACAAAACAAAAATGTTAATTAGTAAAAACAGAAAAGGAAAATAAATATGGCAGTAAACATTAATGTACCAATTGAAACACTAAAAACACGAAAATTGATGGTTGCGACCCCTATGTATGGTAAATCTGCCTCATTCTAAAGTAATTTAGAAATGATAACTGGGTGAATTGCTGGGACGTCTCAAAGAGATTATCAGCAGCCAAGCTCGAAAGAGAAGGTTCAACGACTATCCGAAAGGAGTAGGAAAAAAGCTTATGTTTTCCGAAGCGCCCAGCTCCTCTTAAAGAGGATGAAGATATAGTCTAATCTTTATAGTGATATAAAGCAGCATTTGATGCGGTATTAATTTTGCGAATTAATACGAATATTTTGGGACAATGTGCTGGAATGTATACTAGATCAATTGCAGATTTATCAACACTTTGCACTCACTACGGAATTGAGCTTAAACACTACTTTCTATTTAATGAAAGTTTAATCACTAGAGCTAGAAATTATTGTGCGGATGAATTTATAAGATCAGACTGCACTCATATGATGTTTATCGATTCGGATATTGGTTTTAATGCTAATGACGTAATTGCACTATTAGCATTACAAGATCAAAACCCAGACAACGATGAATATGACGTTATCTGTGGTCCATATCCTAAGAAAAGCATTTCTTGGGAAAAGATTAAGGCTGCTGTAGATAAAGGTGTTGCGGATGAAGATCCAAATACTCTTGATAAGTTTGTAGGTGATTATGTCTTTAATCCAGCCGGCGGCAAACAGACGATCAGAATTGACGAGCCAGTAGAGGTTCTAGAGTCTGGAACAGGGTTTATGATGATTAGGAAAAATACTTTTGTAAAGTTTGCAGAAGCATATCCACAACAACTTTATAAGCCAGATCACGTGCGAACAGAACATTTTGACGGTTCTAGACAAATTATGGCGTATTTTGATACTCCGATTTGTGAAGATTCGAATAGATACTTAAGTGAAGATTATATGTTTTGCCAATGGACACGTAAAGCAGGAATGAAAGTGTGGCTCTGCCCTTGGATGGAACTACAACACGTTGGAATGTATATCTTTGGTGGTAGCTTAAAGGACTTAGCGTCTATTGGTCAAGCGGCAACCGTTGATATGAATACCATGAAGAAGAAAAAATGAAACTTCCCATTTTAGGTGATGGTTCAATAAGAAAGTCTGCTATATTAAAAGATAGTAAACTTACAGAAAAACTATCATCTAAATATAATACAGAAAACATTGTAGAAGCTGCTTATTGTTATCATAACAATTTTGATATACAGAAATGTTTTTGTGAAAAGCCAAAAATTTTTAAATCATTCATTAAAGGGTATTTAAAGACGTGTGGTGATAGATCTTGTATGGAAAAATCTAGAGAAAATACATCATATAAAAAGTATGGTGTAAAAAATGTATTTTTAGATAATAACGTTCAAGAAAAAATTAAATCGACTTGCATGGAAAAATATGGTGTAGATCACCCGTCAAAGTCTAGTGTTTCTATACAAAAAAGAATAGATACTTGGAATTCAAATGGTGGCCACCCAATGCAGCGCGATAACAATACACAGTTTTTTCGTGATAAGTCATTTGTAGAAGAATTATTATTAAAGAAACCTAGGTTATATGATATTTGCTCTGAATATGGAATAAGTTATTCATTCTTGTGTCAAAGAATAAATGAATTTGATTTAGAATTTCCTTCACATGATGTATCAACTCCCCAAAGAGAAGTAAATGATTATGTAGAATCATTAGGACTTGAAACTAAACAGAATGATAGGACTCGCATACCTCCTTTAGAGATAGACATTTTAGTAAATGATTTGGCAATAGAAGTTAATGGAATTTATTGGCACTCATATAATTATAGAGAAGATCAAGACGAAAAAAACAAACACTTTACAAAATATAAAAAATGTAGAGATGTGGGTTTAAAGTTTTTGAGTTTTACCGACTATGAATGGTACGAAAAACAAGATATTATAAAATCTATCATTAAAAGTAGATTAGGATTATCAAACATCAGAATATATGGTCGAAATACAGATATTAAAAAATTAGACACAAATATTGCTAGAGGATTTATTAATGAAAATCACCTTAAAGGATATACAAATTCCTCTATAAAAATTGGTCTTTTTTATAAAAATAATCTTGTGTCTGTTGCAACATTTGGCATAAGTAGATATACAAAAGATAAAACATATGAACTTATAAGAATGTGTCATAAATTGGATACGTCAGTTGTCGGAGGAACCTCTAAATTGATAAAGCATTTTTTAAGGACATATTCAGATAATCTTATATCATATTCCGATAATGATAAGTTTGATGGCAAATCATATCTTCAATGTGGCTTTAGCGAAGAACATGTAAACTCACCAAGTTATTATTATTGGAGAAAGGATATTGGTACGATAAATAGACTTGCCGCCCAGAAACATAAACAACATAAATTATTAGATCACTTTAATAATGAATTAACTGAAGCACAAAATATGTTCAATAACGGATATAGACGTTATTGGAATTGTGGAACTACGAAATGGAAAATATTATGAAATTTGATGATGTAACACTACAGATTTTGAAAAACTATTCGGGCATTAACCATGGAATCATGTTCCAAGCTGGTAATACCCTTTCAACAATCTCAGCCAATAAAACCATTTTGGCAAAAGCGACTATTGAACACAATATTGCATCAAGCTTTGCAATTTACGATTTATCAAGGTTCTTGTCTACTCTTTCACTCTTCGAAAATGCAGATGTGGAGATTGGAGACAAGAACCTTACACTTAAGGAAGGTCGTCGCAGGATCAATTACACCTTCGCAGATCCAAATACGATTATTGTTCCTCCACAAAAGGACATTAAATTTCCAGCACCGGAAATCTCTTTCAAGCTTGAAGCTGAAGTGCTTAATGATTTTATGAAAGCATTGAACGTTCTAAGCCTACCAGAAATGGCCATCGTCGGCGACGGAGAAAATATTACTCTTGATGCTATCGATAGTAAAAACCCATCTGCCGACAGATATAGTGTTGCGGTTGGTAAGTCAGAAACATCTGACAAGTTCCAAATGATTATTAAAGCGGAACACTTAAAAGTCTTGCCAGGTGATTATGAAGTCGAAATCTCATCAAAAGGTCTTTCACACTTTAAAGGACCACTTGTAGAATATTATATCGCGGTCGAGGCATCTTCTTCGTACGGAAGCTGATTGAAGGTAGTATATTATGAAAATTGTGATTAAGGGTGATGTTGCATATAGCATCACCCCATTTGGTGTATTTGAATATTCTTGTGAAAAAGTTTATTCTTCGTGCAGAAATAACGTTTTTATGGGATATATAGTTAAAAGGTCTGACGGTGGAAATATGAATCGTGGATTTTGGAAATTGTTCCAAATGCATAATGTGATTGAGGTGATGAATGATTAATGATGATAACCCACTATGGGTTGAAAAGTATAGACCAAAGACTGTAGAGGAAACTATCCTACCTACAGATTTAAAAGAAACCTTTCAGACGTTCGTAAACCAAGAAAGTATTCCTAATCTTATTCTTTCGGGTGGAGCTGGCGTAGGTAAAACCACAATTGCTCGGGCGATGCTAGAACAATTAGGATGCGATTATATCGTTATCAATGGTTCGATGAAGGGAAATATCGACACACTAAGAAATGATATCCAACAGTTTGCTAGCTCAGTATCTCTTTCTGGTGGTCGCAAATATGTCATACTCGATGAGGCTGATTATCTAAACCCAAACTCAACCCAGCCAGCGCTTCGTAATTTTATGGAAGAATTTTCTAAGAATTGCGGGTTCATTTTAACGTGCAACTACGAAAATAGAATTATCGACCCATTGAAGTCGAGATGTTCACTGATCAAATTCAACATTAAGAAAGCTGATGCTAGTAAACTGGCAATGGAGTTCTTAAATAGAGTTTCTATCATTCTTGAGAAGGAAAATGTAGAATTTGAAAAGCCCGTGATCGCTGAAGTCATTAAGAAACATTATCCTGATTGGAGAAAGACTCTTAATGACTTGCAAAGATATGCTGCAACTGGTAAGATTGACTCAGGTATTCTGGCAAATTTCCAAGAAGCAAATCTTAAAGATCTGATGAAACTTCTTAAAGATAAGAATTTCACTGGAGTTCGCAAATGGGCAGGTCAAAACGTTGATAATGACGCAGACGTTCTGTATCGCAAAATTTATGACCAGGCCTCTCAATTCTTTACAAAAGAAACTATTCCATATATTGTTTTGATTATTGGTAAGTATCAATATCAACATGCCTTTGCAGCAGATACCGAAATCAATTTTGTCTGCTGCTTGACTGAAATCATGGTAGAAGGAGAGTTTCAATGAAATATTTAATTAGTGGGCCGAAAGGTTATGTGAAAGCTGCTGGCGGGTATTTTGAATGGACTGAGGATCTTCAAAAGGCTAGAGTATATAATACAAAATCTGCTGCTGTAAATTCATATAATTACAACTTCGAAGGGCACAGACAACGAGAAAATGGAACAGACGTTGAAATTGTTGAAGCAATATTGAAAGTTGAATTAGTATGAGTCATTTTATTGCAGTAAACAGTGACATGAGCCAGTACATGTATCACCGTCGAAATACTGGTAATATGTATGAGTCTAGGACGGTTTGGGGGCCGGATAAACATAATGCTAGAGTGTTTACTCAAAAAAGCGCTGCGGTGAATGCAGCGAACCAATCAGATATAGATGAATATATTATTGTAGAGGTCGAGTTGGTTTCGGTTAAAATTTATGATAAGTAAAAAGCTAGGATTAGGTCGCCAACCCAAATGCGGTGGTTGTGATAAGCGATTGAAAAAGTCCGAGGATGCTATACTTAAACTCGACACAGCCGAAGGACCAATTGAGATGAAATTATGTAATGAGTGCGCAGGTTTATGGAATGCAAGCGCAGAAATATTGAGGAATAAAAAAGATGCTGGAAGTAAAAGCGCCAAATCCGTATCCGACTGATGTCAAGTCTGTATTTTTAGGTGGGTCATTGACAGTAGAAAGAGATTGGAGAGACGAATTTGTTAAGCTCTTTAATGATTATGATGTCGCTTTACTTAATCCTAAGGGAGACAACATTAAAGAAGTCGCAGATGAAACATCTGAAGCGTTTGTCAATAGCGTTAGGTGGGTAAACGAAGCACTCCAAGATGCTGATATTGTATTATTACACTTTTCCGAAGACACTGAGAGTCCAGTTTCGTTGTTGGATTTAGCTGATCTCTGCAAGTATAAAGACACATATATATGTATGGATGCTGGGTTTTGGAAAAAGGCTTTAATTGAATCGGCTTGCATTGAATTCAATGTACCCATTTTTGACAGTTTAGAGAAAGCGTCCCTAGCAATTAAAGGAAGATTGATATGACTATGGAAGTAAAAGCGCCCGGTGAATATTCTAAATCTGGTAAAACTGTATTTCTAGCAGGAAGCATTGAAATGGGCGTTGCTGAAGAGTGGCAGGAAACTGTTACCAGCCTTATTACTGAAAAGGGTAAAGACGACTGGACTATTCTAAATCCACGTAGAGATGATTGGGACTCCTCTTGGGTTCAAGATACTTTGAACACGAATTTTAATGAACAGGTTTCGTGGGAGTTAAATGGTCTAGAAAATTCAAACTTGGTTGTAGTATATTTTGACCCTGAAACTAAAAGTCCTATCACACTTATGGAACTAGGTTTAATTTCTATGATGAACTGCTTTGTAATAGTATGTTGTCCAGATGGTTTTTGGAGAAAGGGCAATGTTCAGATACTTTGTGATAAATACAGTATGGAATTAACTGACACCAAAGAAGAATTTTTTGATATGATTGAGAGAGTAGTAAGTAATGAGTTTGTGGAATATTCTGAATAATATCACCTTTAACAAAAAGGACAATAAAGACGAAATCAATTTTAAGTCAGATTACAACAGCTTTATGATCAATCGAGGCCTGAGCTATTTCCCTGACACTATAATGTACGCCAATGAAGTCAATCTATTAAGCGATCTAGATGACGATATCAAATATGATTATTTAATCAATTCAATCAGACCTCGTAAGAGGTTTAGTAAATGGGCGAAGAAGACAGACGATAAAAATCTAAAGCTTGTGATGGAATATTATAACTATAACATCGAAAAAGCTAGATCAGCATTGTTGATATTGAACGAAAGTGATCTCGAAAACATTAAGCAAAAGATGAATAGAGGCGGTTAATTCCGACATTTCTCATTGTGCCATCTACCAATCATTATAACTCCTTGAAAGTTTCTAGTGTGGTTGGAGATTGTCGTCTCGCGAACCATAATTTATTTATGAAAAGTGAAGTTTATGATGGATTATTATGATTTGATAAATATCATTAGACCTCGTAAGAGGTTTAGTAAATGGGCGAAGAAAGATGATAATAAAAATCTAAAGTTTGTGATGGAATATTATAACTATAACATCGAAAAAGCTAGATCAGCATTGTCTATACTATCACCTGACGATATAGAAAAAAATAAAACAAAAATGAATAAGGGTGGATAACACTATGGAAAATGATATTTTTAATGGTAAGGGCGTTGAGATCGTAATCAGTGAAGAAGACGACTTCCTTAAAATCAGAGAAACACTTACACGTATTGGTGTCGCTTCAAGAAAAGAAAAAGCTTTATACCAATCGTGTCATATTCTGCATAAGCAGGGTAGATATGCTATTGTACACTTCAAGGAACTCTTTGAGCTTGATGGTAAACCGTCAAACTTCTCAGAAGAAGATCGCGGTCGAAGAAATACTATTACCAATCTTCTTCAAGATTGGGGTCTTGTAAAGATACATAACGTAGACGCCTCTGAGGCACCAATCGCCCCGCTCAGTCAGATTAAAATTCTTCCTTATAAAGAAAAAGAAGAGTGGACTCTTGTCCAAAAGTATAATATCGGAGCAAAGAAGCAATGAAAGAATTCACATCGCTATATGATGTTGATGTGAAACATGTCGATTTGCCAAAGGGTATTGTGTATCCTGTAAAATACTCGATCATCAGACGAATGTCACCAAACAACACATACGGTATGGTGAGACGTAAAGCTAATGGCAAGAAGAAACCGCATCAGGGCTGGGATTTTTATGCCCCTATCGGATATAGATGTTATGCTATTTCTGATGGAGTAATTGCCGATGTTAGAAATAGAGGTGCACTCGGATTGCACATATTGCTCAAGTTCGAATTTGATATTGGAAACGATGGCTCCAAAGAAATTCTATACGCGACCTACTGTCACCTATCAAAGGCTACTGTTAAAAAAGGACAGGTAGTTAAGATGGGTGACGTTGTAGGTACCGTCGGAGACAGTGGAAATGCGAAAGGTATGCGAGGATCAGATTCTCATTTACACTTTGAAATTCGAACAAGCCTGTGGGCAGGCCTCGGTTTGGGTAATAGGTTTAGTCCTCTTACAGTTTTTCAAGACTATCCTCTAAAAGAAATCCATGTTACTGACAAATCTCTTATTTAAAAGTTGACACTTCTGTGGTTATTTGATATAAAAAGAATATCAATTAGCGGAAATGTAAAATGAAACTTAAAGATTGTTTGCCCCCAGAATTTTTTCAAAGCTTTTATAATACGAGAGCTGCTTCTCTTCTAGAAGAAGATGTCATTAAAGAATATTCTTTAATGGACATGAAATCATGGAGATCATGGCCCGGAATACATAAAAACGTAATGAATTGGTGGCTTTTGGAATCAGGTAGAATGGTAGGCTGGAATGAAAACTCAGGAACCGGTTGGAGTTTTCCAGTTCACGGAAAACGTAAAAACTAGAAATAAATTCAAAAAAGTTAACAGTTCTGTGGTTATTTGATATAAAAAGAATATCAAAACAAATGGAGATACTACATGTTAAATACGAACCTTACACGTCGAGAACTTCATGTTTCTCTAGTGCTCGTAAACGAGTGTCTTTCGGCTATGGGTGGCTCACGTCCTAGCGATCTTGAGAATGACGAAATGACGTGGATTAGCCCCGATGATCTTATCTTAAATGGCTATAGTAAACACGAAGCTGCCGGGTTTTGGTCTTCTCTTTCAGACAAAGGTTTCATCGATTTGGAAGTTGACGACACTCCTGGATCGACTAGTGACTGTCTTTCTACTGAAGCCTGGAAATATCTCGACACTATCTGGGATGAGAACGAACATCTCATCGTCGGCGGTCCTTTTCCAATTACCTAGAATTAATTAGAAATAAATTCAAAATAAAGTTGACATTTGTCTGATACTATGGTATAATAGTATCATAATCAAAACGGAGACTCTACATTATGACTTACACTTCAATGGATAAGAAAAACGTTCAAAAAGATTATGGCTGAAGTTAATGAGCTTGTAAAAACTTATGCTGAAGCTCACGGTTTGGAACTTTGCGAAGGTGCTCGTGGATCGTTCAGTGATACTGATTTAACTCTAAACAAGCTTACTTTGAAGCTTAGTGGTTCATCTTCAATGGATGAACGTCATAATAATGCTGCGCTCCAAAATGCTCTCCGCGTTTTCGGTCTCTCTACTGATGTTCGTAATGGAAAACAGATTGTTCGTTACGATCAACGTAAACATAAATATCCCGTCATCTATAAGTCTACCGCTGATGGTAAGCTTTATAAGTGTTCGATTGAAGAAGCTCAGCTCCGCTTTTCAGCTTAAGGATATTTTATGGAAATCAAAGTATATGATTTTCCAACATTAGAAGACGGTCGCACCGCTATTGAAAGTGAGTACTGCCGTCTTCTAACACTTCGCCGTGAAGCAGTGTTGGATAATGAAGAAAAAGATTGGATGGATACGGCCAACTCTTGGTTAATGGATAGCAATTATGACACATGAGAAAATTATGGTTGCTGGAGCAATTGCTTTCGCTGGTGTGTCTTTAATTGTGAGAGAATTGAAAAAGATTAGCTTTAGCGGTCTTGATTTTAATTATGAATATAAGGATGACGCGAATGTCTATGATCTCAGTGAAGAAACAATCAAAAAAGATTGATCAACTCATTATGGCAATCACCGCGATTGCTGACCCAGTGTTTGAGGAGGATGAGATTCGTGTTGTGAATAAACTTATTCATGAATTTGCTCCTTCTCCTAAAACTGTTTGCGAACCCGACTATTACAATTCGGTCGATGCTGTAGAGAAAACATTTTCCTTCCCATGGGCATTTCCACATACTTGCTATGACTCGGCGAATGCAGGTTGGCATGTTCAATTGGAAAATGGTATTGCTGTTCCATTTAAAGAATATTATGGTCATGCTCAGAGTGAGGCCAGCGCACGCTTAATAGCGTATTTGAGAGCTCATAAAGGGACAACTTGAATGTTCTATACAGGAATAGGTTCAAGAGTTATTGAACCAGATGTTGCGAAAGCTATGAGGTCTTTTGCAGCAATTCTTCATGGTAGAGGATACATACTCCGTTCTGGTGCAGCCGAAGGCGCTGATACTGCCTTTGAAGGCGCCGCTGGGCGATTAAAAGAGATATATCTCCCATGGAAAGGGTTTAATAATTCGGCCAGTGATCTTTTCGTAAAAGCATTTTCAACAGAAATTCAAGAAAAACAGAAAGAATACGGTAGAAAATTTCATCCAGTTTTCGATAAACTTTCTTATGGCGCACAATGTATGATGCAAAGAAATGCCCACCAAATTCTTGGAATAGATTTGGTCGACCCTTCAGAGTTCGTTGTATGTTGGACTAAGAATGGTAAAGATGTTGGTGGAACTGGTTTTGCTATTAGAATGGCATGGGATGCCGGTATTCCAGTCTACAACTTATACAATCGCGACGATTGTTCAAAACTTTTGAATGAGGTGATATATGAAAGGTGATTTTATTTTTGGAGCGCTAATCGGTATAATGGTGGGTGGATTGTCCATGTGGATCGTGTCTACTCAGTTTAATGAACCCGACAGCATTCATTGTTATTTGGGTAAACAGTATTATGAAAAGGATGGTGATCGATTGGTGCATATTCCCAACTCTGAACCATGTGTAGCAATTGAGGGCAAAGCAAAATTTACTTATTCTGATGACTCTAACACAGGATAATTATTATGAAATTTGTGATGTTAGTTGTAGCAGTTTTTTGTCTGGGTGCTTCGGTGTAAGCACCCCTTAGAGGCACAAAACATTGTGTTGATGATAAACTTATGTTGAAGATGACGGTCTGTTGATCATTTGCACTAAGAAACATGGCGCCATAGTCAAATGTAAACCTATACCTACTAAACAAACAAACACTGATGGCATTGAATTAAACAAATAGAGGATTTATTATGGATAATTTAGAGCTTACCAATCTGGAAGTCGTTACTCTTTTAACTCTTGTCGAACAAGGTGTTTCGACTACAAAAATATTTATTCAATCAGAAGCCTACGATGATTTAAGCGAAAATAGTAAATCACATTTTCGTGATATGCTTCAGCGAAGAGAAGACTTGTTGAATAAAGTAAAATCATATTTGGAGAATATTGCGACATGAAAATTATTGATAAGTATTTAGATTGGTATATGAAGTGTTTCATGTCAAGGGTGAATACACAAAATTTACCTCCAAAACTTCGCGAAAAATACGGTCGCGGACCTACATATGTTGAACCCAACTGGAATATTATCAGTATCCCCGCGAAGATACTAGTAATGTCGGGTACTCTTCTCGGTCTTTTCGGATGCTTCTTGCTCGGTCTTATATACTTTGCGATACTTTCTAACAATCCCTTAATTGGGTCTATCGGCCTTGGTGCTATATTTAGTAGCATACTGTTTATAAAATTCTATAAGGTAGATGATGAAGATTGACATTGGACCATATCCGCGTGATCTAATTCGCATTAATAGGTGGGAACGTCTTTACAATAATCGTCGAGGCAATCTGACAGAAGATAATTATTTGTGGTATGATAAAGTAATTTATCGTCTTTTCGATGTCCTTGATATCGCTTTCGAACCAATCAACAGGGTGTCTAGAAATAGAAAACGCAAAATCAAAATTAAAGTCGATGGTTTTGATGTTTGGGGTGCAGATCATACAATTGCTCTTATAGTTGCACCTATACTCGTCGAATTGAGAGACCAGCAAAACGGCATCCCGTCCGTGTCTAACGAAGATGTTCCGCCTAACCTCCATTATGAATCAAATGATGGAGGTTACGATGCCGTAATGGAGGATCTTGGTGAACAGAGGTGGAAATTCGTACTCGGTGAAATGATTTGGACATTCACTGAGCTTGCTAAAGATGGCGAAGGCGAAGACCAATTTCGCCATAATAGTGATCAGTTAGAATTGGTCTACAATGATAGTAAACTAGACAATGCGAAAACATTGACATTCAATCATCAAAAAGACCCAGATAAGCTTAAATATTGGGTTGATGATGTGGGTCTGTCAGAATATAGAAAAAGAAAAGAGAATGGTCTACAGCTTTTCGCCAAATATTATGGAGCACTATGGAATTAATATGAAACAAAGTAAACTAAATTTACCTATTGTGTATCTCGACATGGACGGTGTGATTGCCGACATGGACAGAGGTATGTTTAATCTTTATGGTATCAATACTTCAAGATTAGAAGAGCATTTAGTATCAAAGTCACAATTGTTTAATGAATATCTACCTGATTATGTCAAACAGAATATGTTTGAAGACCAGAAAACGGTGATCAATTCGAAGCTGCTTGTAGCATCTTTAAATGATCTTAAAGAACAAGGCCTAATTAATATTGCAATTCTGACTTCTACTGGATATTTTTATCGGCCAATTTCTACAGTTCGTGATCAAAAATCACGCTTTATCGAGAAGCATTTCCCATCATTGATTGATGTTCCATTTTGCACTACCACTTCAGGTAGAGATAAAGCCATTCTTGCCCATGACAAAGCCTTTCTTATTGATGACCACTATAAGAACATTGATAACTTTAAATCAGCAAATGGTTACGGCTTCGTCTATTTACCCGAAGATGATGAGATTGTTAAGAAGACGATTGAATCAGTTAAAGAGTTTCTCGCATCCCACTGAGTAATGGGTTAAATTACTCACTTCTCCCTAAGACTCAGGCTCGGGCTTTATGCCTGGGCCCTTTTTTTGGTTGACATTTTGTTTGAAATAGAGTAAGATAATTTTATCAAATGGAGATTGATTATGAAAGTTGCTGTTTATTTCGCTAAAGAACATGTTGCAAACGTTGCAGTGATCGATACTAATTGTGTTGAAGATGCTCTTGAACAAGCATGGCGCCGTATCCAAAATGTTGGGGGTAGTTGGAGTCGTGGACCAGAGTTTAAAGATGGTACACCAAATTATGATTATCACCCTTCTATTGAAGTTATCAAGCCGCTTGAAGAGCATGACGGCCATATCTATGGTCATCGCTCAGCGATGGTAGGTGATAGGTTTGTTGTAAATGATCTATCATATGAGGTTGCAATTTGCGGTTTTGAGAAAGTTCAATAAATGAAAAACTATTTAATCATAGAACTCGACACATACAACGAAGGCGATTGCCAATGTTGGACCCGGAATTTTGAAGATGCATATGGCCCATATACTAGCGAGGAAGCTGATGCTTTGATTGAGAAGCTGGGTGAATGGGGCATTTCCGGTCAAGCATACGAAAAGGTAAAGATTAAAACCAATGGTATCCGTAATCCTATTACTGAGGAAGTATTGACATGATGAAATTTGAATATGAATTTCCAACCATTAGAACTCTTGATGATTTGCTTCCAGCAATCGAAGGTCGCGATGAATTTGTTGTCGCTGAGAAGGAAGGTTACACTGTAGTAAACTATAATGTAAACTTCGAAGACACTTTTCCACCGGTAAAGGTCACTGGTGGAAGCGCGAAAATGCGAGCAGAGCGTGCGCTTGCGAATGCGCTTCGCCGTGAATGCCGTGGCATTATCTTTGATACTGAAACTCGTGCTATCATTCGTCGACCTTATCACAAATTCTTTAATGTGAATGAGCGCGATGAGACACTACAGAATAATGTTAACCTTTCCAACGATCATGTCATTTTGGATAAACTTGACGGTTCGATGATCGCTCCATTTATGGTTGGTGACAACCTAATCTGGGGAACAAAAATGGGTGATACTGATGTGGCAAAGCCAGTCCAGACCTTTGTGAAAAACAATCCTCAGTATGATGAAATGGCTAAATGGTATATTGAAAGAGGCGCAACTCCGATCTTCGAATGGTGTTCTAACAAACAACGTATTGTTCTAGATCAGCCCGAAGATCGACTTATTTTGACGGCCATCCGCAATATAGAAACCGGCACATATACAGATCATTTGTGGTTAGAAAAAAATGAAAAGCACTTTAATATTCCGGTCGTGAAAGCTTTCAACTTCTCAAATGGTATTGATGATTTTGTGAAGCATGTTCACGATATGGAAGATGTCGAAGGTTTCGTTGTTCGTTTTGATGGCGGCCACATGACTAAGCTTAAGTGTCATTGGTATGTTCAAATTCATAAGGCGAAAGAAGCAATCCTTCAAGACCGTAATATTGTTCAGTTAATTTTAGATAACAATCTAGACGATATTAAAGCGAACGTGACTGATGTTGAACGTGTTCGCCTATCTGAATTCGAGAAGAAAATTTTAGAAGCAATTGCGAATAAAGTTTCTGCTATAGAACTTACTGCAAAAACAATTCACCAGAGTAATGTTGATAGAAAAAGATTTGCTCTTGAACATGTTCCTAAACTAGATAAATATGATGCGCAAATGCTTTTCCGCACCTTTGACGGTTATTCACGTGAAAGCCTATGCCGCGATGTGATGGGCACGATTAGAAAGACTCTTTCTAAAACTGCTAAATACGAAGTGTTGAGAGATGCTTGGTTACAAGGAGTAAAGTATAATGCTTATTGAAATAATGGTAGGAATTGTGTCAGCTTTCGCACTTTCTTTTTATATTTGTCTTAAAACTCTACGTAAGAAGAATTTTGAAGAGTATTTGAAATCTGAAGATTTGCACTTAAAACACACTAAAGCTGCAAAATGGATGACAAGCTCTGCAAGCATACCTTATGAAATTGATTATGAGGCTACAAGAAGCAATTTTAAGAAGACTAAATTTTGGAACTGGGAGTTTCGAGGTATGGTCGAAACTAGGAAATTAGAATGACGGCTGAAATAAATGAAATGGACGTATCAAAACCGCAGTGTTGGGTTTTAGTTGGAATGCCAGCGTCTGGTAAGTCTACTTGGATTGAAGAATTATTTAAACTCAATCCGGATGAAGATATTCGCGTAGTGTCTTCCGATAACTATATCAAAGAAAAGGCAGATAAAGACGGCATCACTTATAATGAAGGATTTACCAAATACGGTAAAGCAGCTCAAGCGTATGTATTCAATGTAGCGAAAGTTCTTGCTAAGATTCAACATAAAATAGTTGTAATCGATCGTACAAATTTGACACCGAAATCAAGAGCACGATTTGTAAAGATCTTTGAAAATACGCATGAACTTAGAGCTTTTGTATTTCCTACACCTGATGCCGAGGAACATTATCGACGATTAAATGAAAGACTTGGCAAAACTATACCTAACAAGGTATTAAAGAATATGGCCACCTCATATCAACAACCAACAACTGATGAAGGATTTATTGATGTATTGCTATTCGAAGAATATTAAAGTTACTCTTGTAGCAGCTCTTGTCTTAGTCACAGCAGCTTGTACGGAAGGGCGCGACCCAGTTCCAGTTGATGGAAGTTCCATCAGTGGATACGGCGGTCTTTACTCAGAATCTAACGTAAAGTTTATACGAATTTGGGTAGATCCTGCAACGCGCTGCAATTATATTATTAATACCCTTGAAAGTAATACGATTCCGCGGTTAGATAGGAACGGTAAACCTATGTGTGGAACGCCTGGCGAGAGCTATAGTATAGACGGGGTAGAGCTGGATCAATGACGGCTCATGAAAGTCATTGTTGACAATTCCAACCAAAAAGTTATAAGAAAGATTATAAGAATTTCATCAAATAAAATATTACACAAGAAGAAAGAAACACCATGAGAAAAATGGCGACAATTAGAAAAATCGATGGAGTTCGTCCTATCGAAAATGCAGATGCGATCGAATGTGTGCGAGTAGGTGGCTGGGATGTAGTATCTAAAAAGGGCGAGTTCAAAGAGGGAGACGATTGTCTTTATTTTGAAATCGATAGCTTCCTTCCAGAAAGTGATCATCGTTTCCAATTTCTAATGAATAATAAAATCAGTTGGCAAGGTCATCATGGTGCACGTCTGAAGACTATTAGATTGCGCGGTCAAGTATCACAAGGTCTAGCTCTACCGATTGCGAGCTTTCCTGAGGCTGCCCAACAATTTAATGGTCTTCATCAAGATCAAGATTTTGCTGAATTATTGGATGTTCATAAGTGGGAGCCAATTATTCCTGCCCAGCTTGCTGGTAAAATTAGAGGTAACTTTCCTGAATTTCTCCGTAAGACTGATCAAGAACGTTGTCAAAATATCGGCAGCGATATTTTCGCTAATCTAGATCGCCAATATGAAGTTACAGTCAAGCTTGAAGGTAGTAGCATGACCATGTATCACAATCGCGGCGATGTCGGTGTATGTTCTCGTAATCTAAGTCTTAAGATTGATGATGTCGGTAATGCTTTCGTTAAACTGTTTAATGAAAGTGGTATGAGAGGTTGGATGGAAAATCATTGTGAAGACAACATTGCCATTCAGGGCGAAATGATGGGTCCTGGTGTTCAGGGTAATATCGAAAGCCTTTCTGCGATTAGCTTCTACGCTTTCAATATTTTTCTAATTGATGAATATCGCTACATGCTTCCACATGAAGCCGCTGAATATTTTGAACGTAATGGCCTATTAGAAAAGATTAATCATGTTCCTGTAATAGGATTAGATGATACTTTAGAAAATCTTGGTATTGACACCATGGATAAGCTTATTGCTTATGCGGACGGTAAGTCTATCAATGCTAAATATCGTGAAGGATTGGTTTTTAAGGATATGAAAAGCGAATTTAGTTTTAAAGTAATTTCTAATAAATATCTTATTCGACAGGGTTAAAGGAAAAAATAATATGATGCTATATAAGAAACATTTTTTAGGAATTGGTAAGAATATTGAAAATGCATTTTGGAATGGATTTATGTCTCAGTTTTCCCATGGCATTTGGCTGTTTCCTCTTTCTTTAGCGGCTGGATTTATTTTTGGATGCTTGCTATGAAGAAGCTTCTTGCAATTGGTTTAACTGTGGTATTTGCGGAGTGCGATGATGAAAACGTCTGAAAAACCATTCGTAGGCGATCTAACTGACACTGATGTAGTTGCCATCGAATATGAGGTTACTGAGAATAAGCGGGTCGGTAAGACTTGGTGGGGAAAATTGTGTATCGAACATGAGGTGGTAGAATGGGTAATTATTGACGAAGGTTTTGGAACGGATGTAGATATCGTGCAATATTCGAATAGAAAGACATGGGTACGATGAATATTAAAAGTGACACTCTTTATAAGCGTACTTCAGCAGGTAAAATACAAATTTGGTTTGCCGAGCAGCAAGGCTCTGAATTTAGAACAACATCTGGTCAGGAAGATGGAAAGAAAGTTGTTTCAAAATGGACTACTGCTGTAGGTAAAAACGTTGGTAAAGCAAACGAAACTACACCTGAAGAACAGGCCGCATCAGAAATTGAGTCGCTATATGAACATAGGCTCGAACGCGATTATTGGAAGAGTCGAGATGACGTAGATCGTGTTAGACATTTTAAACCTATGCTCGCCTCGAAATGGCAAGATCGCTTAAAGTTTCTTCTTAAAGCCGGTGTATCTCTAGTTTACATTCAACCAAAATTGGATGGGATTCGTTGTATCATTAATAGTAAAGGAATGTTTTATCGTTCTGGTAAAGAAATCCTTTCATCTCCTCACATTTTTGAAGCAGTTCAGTTTATTTTTGAAGAGTATCCCGATCTGACCTTGGACGGCGAGCTTTACAATCACACCTTCCGTGACAATTTCGATAAGTTGACGTCGCTTATTAATAAAAAGAAACCAACTACAGAAGACTTAGCCGAATCTAAGGAAAAGCTTAAATTTTATATCTTTGACGCCGATATTGGAAAGCCGGCTGGATTTAGTGCGCGACAAGCTTGTTTCAAGTTCATTTACTATGATAATTTTGAAAATACCGATTGTGTAGAATTGGTCGATACTCTACTCATCGAATTTGATGTAGATAAAGTTGCCGAAATTGCATCATCATTTATCGAAGACGGGTATGAAGGTGCAATGATCCGCCTTGTTGATATGTTGTATCTTAACAAACGTTCGAAAGAGCTTCTGAAATGGAAAGAATTCCAAGATGAAGAATTTGAAATCCTTGATATTACTGAAGGAGAAGGCAATCGTGCCGGTATCGCGAGCAGAGTAATATGCAAACTTCCAGATGGTCAAACTTTTACAGCAATGCCGAATGGGACATTTGAATATTGCCAAAAGCTTCTTGAAAATAAAGAAGAATTTATCGGCAAACCTGGAACTGTAATGTTTCAAAACTATACACCAGCTGGTAAACCCCGCTTCCCAAAATTTAAGATTGTGCGTGATTATGAATAATGAGTGCCCAATCGTGAAGTTTAATATAACTTTGGAAAATGCTGAATATATGGTGTATAATAATCCTGAATTTTACCCATATGCTTTTGAATATTATTTAAGCTCAGGCGAGATGCCATATGGTACAGCAAAAGCGCGCACGGGTGATCCACATCAATGGATTTTTGACCGCGTTTGCGCAGAAATTGGTCCCGTGTAAAATAAATCGCGGATTTGGTTGACATTTTTGCTCAGATTTGATATTATAATAATAACAAAGGAGCAGATATGATGATAGATCGTGATGACGCGTTACTCGCCCTAATGGAAATTGAAGACGTTGTGTTTGGTTTGAAGGATGGCCAGCCGACTTTTGAAAAAGTATATGAGTCTCTAATGACCCGTGTTTTTGATATTAAGGGTTATGTTCTTAACTCTGAAAACAAAATTGTAAAGGCTGTAACATGATTGGTGTTGGTACAAAGTTTCGAATCATTCCAGGCAAAGGTCATTTTTGGTATGAAGAATTCCACGATAAAATTTTAGAAGTATGTGAAGGCTACGATCCTGATCATGATCAACTTCCTACAATGACTGATGATGGCCGAACCTGGTTTAATTGCGATGCTGTAGAAATTTTAGAAGATTGAAAAGGAAAATAATATGAAGAAAGTGATTTTACTTGTAGCAATGACCGCTTCAATCGCCGCCTGCACCCGTGATGAGAGCGCTAGTAAATTGCTCGAAATTCAAGGTCACACTGACATTGAGATTACTGGATATGAATTCTTCTCGTGTAGCGAAGATGACGCATTTAAAACCGGCTTTCGAGCAAAAACGGCGACAGGCGCAGCAGTAAAAGGAACTGTTTGCGAGGGTTGGTTCAAAGGAAAAACGATTCGATATGACTAAATATGTAAACAGATTTGTAATTTCCGATACTCATTTCGGACATGCTAATTCTTGGGCAAAATTCAAGAACCCCGATGGCACGCCATTGCGACCATTTACTTCAAACGAAGAGATGGATAATACAATGGTTGAACGTTGGAATGAAGTTGTAAAACCGCATGATACCGTATATCACTTGGGTGATGTTGTCATTGCTCGAAAAAATCTTAAAACACTTGAACGTCTTAATGGTCGTAAAATCTTGATCATGGGTAATCATGACCCATTTAAGAATAAAGATTATTATGCAGCTGGCTTTGAAGCTTTGCGTGGAGTTAATGTGACCATGTCTGGCGGTAAAGCTCGCTGGGTCATGACCCATATCCCAATTCACCCGGATTCAATTGCGCGCTTTCGTGTAAATGTTCACGGTCATCTACATGGCAATCGTGTGATGTTGAATGATAAGATCGATCCTCGTTATATGAGTGTTTGTGTTGAGCAACAGGACTATCGCCCAGTTCATTTCGATGAACTGGAAAAGAAGATTACTGCTCAGTTTGAAAAATACAAATACGCGCCTAACGAAGACCCGTGGGGTAATAACTCTGGCCCCGATTAAACACTTATATGAATGGAATTGATATGATTAGTTGGATTGGACATTTTGCGAATGGCATAGCAGATACTTTATTTGTGCCATTCATACTTGCGACGGTAGTTTGTGCCGTTGTCGGTGTTATCTCGTGGGTTCAGCGCGATCATGGGAGTACTACCCCCAAATACGGCTCTCTCGAGTACAGTAATCCCACATGGCGTATGTGGGCAGCAGCACAAGGAGTCGGGATTATGTGGATAGTGTATGCCGTCTTATCGTCAGTTCCTCCTCCGGACTACAAAACTGTCAGAGTTAAAGTCCCAGTCGTACAAACTATTGCGGCCAAATATGGCGACGCATATGCTAAATGTAAGGAATCAGTTTCATTGTACGCGTTTGATGATCATAAGGTTGATCCGCTTGCCGGCCAACACGAATATTGTGATGCTAAAGCGTTAGATTTTATAGATATGACGCCGCAAATAGTAACCAAAACCGTTATTAAAACTAAAACCGTAGAAACTCTTGCTCCTGAAGAGAAGCGATATCAAGCGCTGTTTAACACGTGTATGGGTGGTGATCTTCACAAAAACGGTTGGGGCATTCGCGTTAGCTCTGAAAATGAAAAGAAGCTTGGGAAATCTACTGAAGACATGCGAAATGAACGCATTAAACTATGCCACACTAACGCAAAGGATGTATTGGTACCATGAACACTAAATATACTGTAAATGAAGATCAGGCAAGCGGCTTGAAAGCTGGAACTGTTGTGAAAATGTATAATGGTTATACGTATGGTCTTGATAGCGACGACACTCTGGATACAGGTATTCCGCACGTATGTGTCATCGAAGACGGAGCATCACAATTCTATACGTGTGCTCTAGCAGATTTGGTGGCAATCGATGAGTGAAGAAATCGAAATCCATATCATCATCTGTCCTAAAGGTACGATTGTAAGCTCATCTGCGAAATCTTTAGATGATGCTCTTACACAATATGTTACAGATTGGGTTCCCTATGCTATTAGAGATACTGTCCACATGGGTAGTGCTCACTCACATGGGCTGTTATACATATATTGGTCAGCTATGACACAAGCCGGATTTAAACATACTATTAGATGGGTTGAACTATGATTAATTTTCATGAAAAATACGCAGCAGTTGAAGGCCTGCCGGGATATTTTTGGAACCTTGAAGAGGGGCGATTATACTCTATCAAAATCCAAGGTGTGATGAAACGTCTTACCGTTTACAATGGTAATAGATTCACTTACAAACATATTGGAATTAGTAAAAATGATAAGTATTATCAGCTCTCTAAAAATGGTAACAGGGTCTACCGCACGAGAAACTGGATAAGGAATAATTTGATTTATGAAGATACAATTAGTTAGTGATTTACATTTAGAATTTGAACACACTTATAGACCAACTAATGCTCGCTCGGATCTTCTTATTTTGTCTGGGGATATCTTAGTTGCGGAATATTTTAAGCGCAATGTAAATAGCCCATATTATAGTGTCGCTAATCACTTCAGAAATTTCTTACAGCATTGTAGTCAGAACTGGAAAGATGTGATTTATGTTATTGGTAACCATGAGCATTACCACGGAAGATTTGAAGACACATTAAAAATCATTCGCAAAGAAGTAGCTCCGTATAGGAACATTCACCTTCTTGAAAAGCAATCTATTGTAATTGATAACATTAAGTTTATAGGTACATGTCTGTGGACAGATGTGAATAAAGACTGCCCAATCACATATTCTACAATAAACTCTGGTATGAACGATTACAAAATCATTACTAGACATAGACAAGGTGCATATCGTAAATTGAATCCTTACGATACATTTATGGAACATCGTGATAGTTTAAGTTTCATCGATAAAGAGAGTGCAGGTGAAGAGAATGTTGTGGTCTGTACCCATCATGCTCCTTCTCGACTAAGTGTTACGCCTCGATTTAAAGATCAAATTTACATGAATGGCGGCTTTTGTTCAGAGTTATTTGATTTTATCGAAGCGCGCCCACAAATTAAAATGTGGACACATGGTCACGTGCATTCATCTAATGACTATAGTATAGGTGGAACTCGAATCATTTGTAACCCCCGTGGCTACAATGGCGAAAATCCGGATTTTGACGATCAAAGGATTTTCGAATGCTAATAATCGTCATAAATATGGCTGAGAGTTGCATAATTGGACTCTCAGCCACCAAACTTGCTTAATAGGAGAATTAAATGGCATTTAATTTTAAAGATTTTGAGAAAAACATCGATAGTATGGATAAAGTACTTCTAGGTGCAGATGTATTGTTTAAGAACTTTGATAAGTTTTTATCACAAGGCAATTTCGAAACATACCCACCTCATAACGTCGTTAAAACTGAGAATGGTATCTCTGTCGAGATTGCTGTAGCAGGATTTACTAAAGACGAAGTCAACGTAGAAATTGATGGGGACATGCTTGTGGTTAAGGCTAATAAATCTGAACCGGATACTGAAACCAACTATGTCCATAAAGGAATTGCTAAAAGAGCATTCGCCAAAAAATTCCGTCTAAATGACAATATCGATCATGAATCTATTCAAGCGAATTTTGAAAACGGTCTTCTGATTGTTTCTCTTAATTATATTAAGAAGAAAGACAAAAAGAAGAAAGTAAAAATTAAATAAGATATTCAGAAGGGGAGAGTTAAAACTCCCCCTTCTGATTAGAGTATCTTTAAAGCCGACTGTTCTACACTATCAACTCTTCTTAACCATCCTCTACCAAATGTAGGGAATGTTTTTAGGCGCTTGTAGAAATTGAGTCTCAATTGTGAATACTTCTTAACCGCAACATTTTTTGAATATGTGCTTACATATTCATCTACTGCTTTAAGAGTTTTACGTCCGATTGCGCCATCTTGCTTTACTCCAACTAATTGTTGAAGATATTTAGATGCGCGACTAACACCAGCATTTACAGCAAAATCAAAAACTGCAAGGCTTAGACCTGCGGGAAGTTTGTCACCTTTAATCTTGTCCCAATAGTTTTTCTTATAGATTGGGGTAACATCTTTCTGAGTGATTAGACTCATGTCAAGATCTTTTACCTTCTTTCCGATCCACTTTTCATAGACCCTTTTTGTGACACCCATATTGGTTGCGCCACCTGGATCTTTAGGATGGTTAACATATCCACCTTCGTGATACAAGATTACAGCGAGTGATTTGTCAAAAACATCACTATGCTTACGAAAATTAACAGCCATTTACTTCTCCAATGTTGAGTTTGGCGTATATATATTATACTAGATTATTTATTATTGAGGAACATTCATGGATTTTTACACAAACATCTTCCTTAACAAGGGAAGAATATATGCTAAAGGTGTAAAGGCAGGAAAACCCCATAAAGAAATCTATTCATATTCCCCATACTTATTCGTACCAGCTTCAACAGAAACACAATTCAAAACGCTTGATGGTAAGTATGTTGAAAAGAAAAATTTCAACACGATGTACGATGCACGGCAATTTATTAAACAATATGAAGATGTGGGCGGTTTCTCCATCTACGGTCTTTCAACCTTTCAGTATGCGTTTATCTATGATAATTTCCAAGGCACTATAAACTATGAACCTGAGAATATCTCGGTTGTAGGTATAGATATCGAAAACGCGATGACTCGAAGAGTGGACATCGCAACCTCAGTTACAACAGTACCAAATGAAATCACTTGTGTTACCTTAAGAAAAGGTAATATGCGTTACGTGTTTGGTGTGAAAGACTTTGAAGAAACTAATGAAAACGTAGTTTACTATCGTTGTAAAAGTGAAAGAGAGATGCTAATCAAGATTATAGAAATCTGGAAGTATCTCGATCCCGATGTAATTACGGGTTGGAACTGTGAATTTTATGATATTCCATATTTAGTGAATAGAATTATTCGTGTTCTTGGTGAGAAATTCGCTAAAGAACTTAGCCCTTGGGGCAAATTGAACCAGTATGAAGTTTATATCAAAGGTAAACCTTGCCCTTCATTTAGAATTGAAGGTATCGCTGTATTAGATTACATGCAGCTTTATAAGAAATTCATATATACACCACGTGAAAGTTATAGACTTGACTTCATATGTCAAGAGGAGCTTGGTGAAAAGAAGATTGATTATTCTGAATATGGCAACCTTGATGACTTGTATGCAAAAGATCCTCAAAAGTACGTAGCCTACAATATTCACGATGTCGATTTGGTTTTCAAATTAGAAGAAAAACTTAAACTCATTGATCTAGTTTTTGCTCTAGCGTATGACGCGAAAGTAAACTATCAAGATACTTTAGCTTCAGTTCGTCAATGGGACATCATGATCCACAATTATCTGATGGATCAGGGTTACGTGATCCCAATGAAAAATGAACCAGGATTTAATGCTCCACTAGTTGGTGGTTATGTTAAGGCACCTCAAACCGGTCTACACAAGTGGGTGATATCATTTGACTTGAATTCACTATATCCACACCTTATCATGCAATATAATATCTCACCTGAGAAATTCAGAGGTAAGATGTCAGGGTTCCCGTCGATTGATGATCTTTTAGAAAGAAAGGTGAACCTAGACGACCAATATTCATATTGCGCCAATGGGTGCTTTTACGACAAGAGCGAACAAGGTTTTCTTGCAGCTCTTATGCAGAAAATGTATAATGATCGTAAAGTCTACAAGAAGCAAATGATCAGCGCTCAACAGAAGCTTCAGATCACTTCTGATAAGAAAGAGAGGTGGGAATTAGAGAAAATAATATCTAAGCTCAATAATCTTCAAATGGCTAAAAAGATTCAGCTCAACTCAGCTTATGGTGCTCTCGGCAACAGGTATTTCCGTTGGTATGATATTAATCATGCTGAAGCTATTACAATGTCTGGCCAGCTTTCAATTAGATGGATTGCAGACCGCTTGAATGAATATTTCAACAAACTTCTTGGTACTGAAAACGCTGATTATGTGATCGCGTCTGATACGGATTCAGTCGTTGGTGAGTCTGTTATAAATGTAAACGGTGTAGATATGACAATTGAAGATTATTATAATCTCAAAGAAGACATTTTCTTAAAGTGCGATAAATTTAATCACAATTATGTTAAATTGTGTGAAAATGACACTACGCCTTCAGTTTCTAAGGAAGGAAAATTAGAAACAAAAAGTATTAATTATGTTATGAAACATAAAGTAAAAAAGAGGATGTTTAGGATTACGAACAATGACGGGAAGTCTGTTGTTGTCACAGAAGATCATAGTATTATAGCACGGAACGTAAACACAAAAAAAATATCATCTATAAAACCACATAAACTGAATCCAAAAATTCACAGTATTATAAATATAATAGGAACAGATAAGGATTCAATGATAACAGATGAAGAAAATAATAAGAAAATATAAGAAATACGGTTCAGAAGTAAACATTGAATGCAGTTTAACATGCAGCCAGATTGAATATTTAGAAAATAACATACACAAATCTTCGGTTGAAAATATTATTAAATACCGAAATCCAAATATAGATGATTTGTATCATATTGTTAAGACTTGTTTACACTTAGGATCAGTTGTATCTCTAGAAAAATGCATTTTAATGTACGGTGAAGAATTAGGAAAACAAAAGTATGATAAACTAAATTCTCTAAAGGCCATAACTTTAGAGAATTTAGTTTCAAAATACGGCGAAGATGAAGGTACAAGAAGATTCGATGAATATTGTAAAAAGCAAGCATATACAAATTCCTTTGAGTATAAAAATAAAAAACACGGATGGACAAAGACTAAATTTGATGAATTTAATAAATCTAGAGCAGTTACATTAGAGAATTTAGTTTCAAAATACGGCGAATATGAAGGTACAAGAAGATTCGATGAATATTGTAAAAAGCAAGCATATACAAATACAGAAGAGTACTTAGGAAAATCCAAATATTTAGAAATTAATTCTAAAAAGGCATTAACTTTAGAAAATTTCATCAGAAAATATGGCGATGATGGTAAAATTAAATATGAAGAATATGTAAGAAAATCAAAATCGCCATACTCAAAAGCATCACAGAGGTTATTTTCTAAACTAATAAGGTCAGAACCATTTACACACAAGAAATGCTATTATGCGGAAAATGGCGGTGAGTATGGCATTTTAGATAACAACACTTATAAAAAATACGATTTCGTTTGTCCAGAACTAAATTTTGCAATAGAATATCATGGAGATCATTATCATGGAAATCCAAAATTATATCATCCGAATGAATGCTTAAGGGGGCGGGGTCAGACTAAAGTGAAGGCTAAAGAGAGATGGGAAGAAGACGATTATAAATTAAAACTAATATTAGAAAAGCGTAACATTGAATGCATTACCATTTGGGAATATGATTATACAAAAGATCCTAATAAAACCATTGAAAGAATTTTAAAACATGTCAGAACTAAAATTTGATTTAAACTATACAGTAGAAGATTTAGGTGAGATTGAAGATTATGTTTATGATATAGAAGTTGAAGATAATCATAACTTTTTTGCTAATGATATATGCGTGCATAATTCAGTTTACATTACTCTAGATGAACTTGTCAAGAAGGTAATTCCTGAAGGCAAATCCGATCAAGAAATATCTAGAATTCTTGATCAATACTGTGAAAAGAAGCTTGAGCCAGCTATCGATCGTTATTACGAAGAACTCGCAGAAATGATGCAGGCATCTCAACAGAAAATGCAAATGAAGAGAGAATGCATAGCCAACAAGGGAATTTGGACTGCGAAGAAGAGATACATTCTCAACGTATTCAACCAAGAAGGAGTCGAATACTCAGAGCCTAAACTTAAAATGTCTGGCATCGAAGCGATCAAATCATCTACTCCTGCGGTCTGTAGAAATGCAATTAAAAATGCCCTGAAAATTATCATGTTGAAAGAGGAAAGTGATCTTCAAGAATATGTTGAGAAATTTAGAGATGAATTTACAGAGTTCGACTTCGAACAAATCGCATTTCCCCGAGGTATCTCGGATATAGATAAATGGGCTTCGAAAGAAGGATTCGTAAGCGGTACTCCCATCCATGTAAAAGGTTCAATTTTATTTAATAGATTGCTAAAAGAACACGATATTGGTGATAAATATGAGCAGATAGGCAGCGGCGATAAAATTCGGTATGCTCAACTTAAACAGCCAAATCCATACTTTTCGAACGTTGTAGCATGTCCAGACAATCTGCCGCCTGAGTTCGAGATAGAGAGATACATTGATTACGATTTACAGTTTGAAAAGTCGTTTATTGATCCCCTGCAATCTATACTGAAAGCTATCGGATGGAATGCTGAAAAGGTATCAACGTTGGAGGATTGGTTCTCATGATCAATTTAAATGAATATTATACAAATTATGAAACTTGTGCTGAACAGAGCGCCCAACGAATGCACATTTGGGAGCAAGCATACTATTATAATAGAATTTCTAAACAATTACCTCTAGATGAGTTTACGGTAAATAGATTGATTGAACTGCTCGATAATGTAGACGGATCTGAAAATGATATTGACTTGGCTGACCGCCTCAGAACTTTTCTAATTGATCTCAAACCTCTGTATTTTAAAGAGATGGAAAAAGAATTTAAACCTAAAACATTAGATGAACATCGTCAAGACATAATTAATAGTGGAAATTTATGGGAAAAAGAACCACCGCATAAAAGGAAACCACGGAATGGATGATTTTGATTTTGGCTTTAGCGCTTACACTGCTGGCGAGGCCGAGAAGACACTTGTAAAAACAGACAAAGCTCAACAAATCTACGACGCCGTTATGCCATTACTTAACAATTTAAGAAAAGATGCCGAAACGAAGCCAATCATAGAGTGGCCTGGTCGAGCAGAAAAAATTGACGAATTCATTGATAAACTAAATACAATTTTAAAAGGATAATACCATGTCACTATTGGATAAAATTAAAAAAAATTCAACAATTAAAGAAACTGCAGTTCTATCTGAATCTGAATTCTTTAATGCTAAAGATATGATTACGACATCTATTCCTGCTATTAATGTCGCGTATTCTGGCGACTTACATGGTGGTTTAACACCGGGACTTACTCAGTGGGCCGGCCCATCTCGTCACTTTAAAACACTTTTCACCTTAATTTCAGTAAAAGCCTACATGGACAAATATCCAGATGCAGTATGTTTGTTTTATGATTCAGAATTTGGTACTCCAAAGGGGTATTTTGATGCTGTAGGTTTAGATATGGAAAGAGTGGTCCATACACCACTGACTGACATTGAACAAATGAAATTTGATGTTATGACGCAACTAAAAGACGTTGTTAGAGGAGATAAGCTCGTAATCGCTATAGATTCTATTGGTAATATGGCTTCTAAAAAGGAAGTAGATGATGCAATTGATGGAAAATCTGTAGCTGATATGACTAGAGCTAAACAATTAAAGTCATTCTTTAGAATGGTAACTCCACACTTAAATCTAAAAAATATTCCAATGTTGGTAGTTAATCATGTTTACATGACTATGGAAATGTTCAGTAAGCCCATCGTATCCGGCGGGTCTGGAGGAATGTATTCGTCCGACAATGTGTTTATTATCGGTAGACAGCAAGATAAAGACGGAAAAGAACTTCTTGGTTATAACTTCATTATTAACGTAGAAAAATCTAGATATGTTAAAGAAAAATCTAAAATTCCTATTACTGTCAAGTTTACTGGTGGTATTTCTAAATGGTCTGGTCTTTTAGATTTAGCTTTAGAAGCTGGTCATGTGATAAAGCCTAAAATGGGTTGGTACCAGCGAGTAAATATGGATACAGGTGAAATTATAGGAAAAAACTTAAGGTTAAAAGAGACCAATACCGCCGAATTTTGGGAACCAATTATAGCATGTGAAAAGTTTCAAGATTTTGTGAAGAAAACATATCAAGTATCGCATGGTAAACTTGTTGAAGAAGATGAAGTCGCGGAAGTATTTGAAAATATAGAAGACGAATAATGTATTACGCCCTAATAGATACTCAAACTAATTGTTTTCTAAAGAGAAAAGGTTTTACTGATAGATATCAGCAGAAATATATTTCTCCAGAATGGGTGCCAGCTGATGAAGCTTTTATTATTGAAGACCGATTGACGGCCACATCTTTTTTTAGACATTTAACGCGAATAGATGAGAGGTATAGGATCGTGAAAGTTTCCATAGAATTTACACGAAAAGTCGAAGTTCTCGAGTATGTTAAAGAATAACGACATCCCACTGCAAATAAACAAATATAGGAGACGAATAATATGTCACATTTCGGTTTAGTTCGTATACATAGAGGTATACAGGTAAATAGTCAAAAGATGCATGCTGCAAAAACTCCAGAAGAAAAAGCGCATTGGCGAAAATTTGTAGATATGTAGAAATCGAGAGCAGTATCAAAATAAAGCTGCTCTCAACATTAGTAAGTGGAGATTGAATGAATATTGAGAAGATTATATTATCAAATCTATTATATAATGATGAATTCGTCCGTAAGACGATTGCATTCTTAAAGCCTGAGTATTTTCACAGGAATGCAGACAAAGTCGTTTATAAATTAATCGAACGATATATAGCTAAGTATAGCGCATCACCAACAAAAGAAGCACTGTATCTCGATCTCGAGAAAATTCCTATTGAAGAAGCGGTGTTTAAAGAATGCACTGAAACGTTAGATGGACTCGAAAAGTGCGAACAGCAAATCCAATGGTTGTCAGACTCTACTGAAAAGTTTTGTCAAGATAAAGCTCTCCATAACGCTATTATGGAATCGATTAAAGTCATGGATGAGGAGAAAGACTTATCGAAGGGCGCAATCCCACAGATGTTAAGTGATGCCCTTGCAGTATCATTTGACACGAATATTGGTCACGACTTTCTCGAAGATGCTGATAGGCGTTTCGATTATTACCACCTTGATGAAGTCAAAGTACCTTTCGATATCGCTAAACTGAATGATATCACTAAAGGCGGCATATCACGTAAAACTCTAACAATCATCCTCGCAGGGTGCGTGCACCCGGAAACGAAGGTAAAAGTCAGATATCGTAAAGTGTAAAACCTTTTTTATATCCTTCCGAGATATATTTGTTTAGGAGCTCTGGTTTAATTCTTGTCCTGTGCTTTCCATTGGTTACGCATATTAAACCTTTAAGCGCCTGTCCACCTTTAGAAGCTATTTCCTTTTTAAGCTCAGGATCAAAAAAAGCTCCAATCTTATTTTTCCTTTGGGTTTTTACGCCTTCTTTACCACCTTTAGAAGCTATTTCCTTTTTAAGCTCAGGATCAAAAAAAGCTCCAATCTTATTTTTCCTTTGGGTTTCACTTGATTTTTTAGCTCTATCTAAATGCCACTGTTTATTGTTTTGATATTTTTTAGAATGAAATCCTATTCCATTTTCATGACAATATTTACCAACAATTGATCTTTGTTTAGGTGTAAGCTCTGCACCTAACATTTTCATAGCTCTTAAATCGTTTGGGCTTTGGTATATTTTCCAAAGTAGAAAATGTGCTATGATGTGCTCTCTTACTGTCAGATAGGTAAAATTAGAATTTTTATCTAATCCGCCAGCATGCTTTGGTCTGATGTGGTGTTTATGTATATTAGATTTAGGAGCATAATGCTCTTTTAAGTTTTTTCCATTTTTGCACAGTTTATCGTATATTTTCTTATAAATATTCATGTATAGACTCCTGTTCCTGTTAGAATTATTTATTAAATTGAGGTTTTTATGAATTGGGTTGAAAAAGAAATGCCAATTGGTGATATTGATCAGTTGTTAAAAGACGGATATGAAATTGAAGTAGATTCGCCCGATGGTTGGGTAGGTGTTAATACCTTTGTAGATAAGGGTGAGCACGAAGAATATTTTGTAGAAACTGAAAACGGTTATACTGTCAGATGTAATTCTGATCACTTATTCAAAACTCCTTTAGGTGAATGGATATCCGCAGGTGATTTGGAAATAAAATGCATGCACTTTAAGCAAAATCGGATGGGTGGTCATACGGTTTCAGAAAACTCTTTACCTAAAATCATGACTAAGGATGGCGTTTCAAATGTATCTGTAAATTTGACTGGTCAAAAAATTCCAATTGTAGATATTCAGGTTAATCATGACAATCATAGGTATTATACTGCTGGAATTGAATCTCACAATACAGGTGTTGGCAAAAGTTTGGCAATGTGTCACTTCGCTGCAGCCAACTTGATGGATAATAAAAATGTCCTTTATATCACTATGGAAATGGCTGAAGAAAAGATTGCAGAACGTATCGATGCAAATCTACTCAACATCAAGATTCAAGATTTGGAAAATGCTCCAAAGGATTATTACACTAAGCAAATCGAGAAAGTAAAATCCAGAACTCTTGGTAAACTGATTGTTAAAGAATATCCAACATCTTCTGCTCATGCTGGTCACTTCCGTCACCTTTTGAATGAGTTGAAGATCAAAAAGCGTTTCGTGCCAGATATGATCTATATTGATTATATCAACATCTGTGCATCGTCTCGTGTTAAAACTGGTTCAAATGTAAACTCATACACATACATTAAATCTATTGCTGAAGAAATTCGTGGTCTAGCTGTTGAATATGATGTTCCCATTTTTTCAGCTACCCAAGTTACGCGTTCTGGATTTAACAACTCTGATGTTGAGTTGACTGACACCTCAGAGTGTATCTATGCCGAGGAAGAAGTGACTCTAATTGATGGTAGTAAGAAGAAAATTAAAGATGTAAAAGTCGGCGACCAGATAACATCTAATGATCGCTATAAGACTGTCCACATGGTGCATCATTCCAAGCTCAAACAGTGTTATGAGATTAAGCTCGAGTCAGGCAAAACTATTATCGTTTCGGCTGAACATGTGTTTCCAACTAAGCGTGGTAGAATTTCTATTGAAAGTGGAATGCTAAGTGTTGGCGATTATTTAAATGTGGAGAAAACTAATGCCAACTGATAATCTATATTTGCAATGTCTCGCGAAAGCAGAATGGTTAGTGCTAAATGAATACCCGGTTGGAGATATGCCTGTCGATGTTCTAACTGACTTGTTGTATAAGCTTGAAACTGAAAAGCTTGATAAACAAAAGTTGTCTGATTCTGAAATTGATTACAATGAACGTATTATGGCGATTGAACCGATGGGAGAAATGGAAACTGTGGATATTTCTACTTCAGGTGATAATCTATTCTATTGTAATGGTGTATTGACCAAGAACAGTTTTGGTCTTCCAGCAACCGCTGATTTAATGTTAGCACTTATATCGTCAGAAGAACTTGAAAGTGTAAATCAGGTTATGGTAAAACAGCTGAAAAATCGATACTGTGATACAACAACTAACCGACGTTTTACAATCGGTATTGATCGATCACGAATGAAATTGTATGACGTGGAAGAAACTGCCCAAAATCTAATCGGTGAACCATCAACAACGGATAATACACCGATGGGTAAAAGAACTAATGATGAATTTAAACACAAGATCAAGGACTTTAAATGAAATATAAAATCATCGAAAATGCTGTAATCGAAACTAACACCAATTACACTCTTATGAAAAGTCCTAATATGAAGAAGTTGCGCACGATGAAGTTGTTTTTAAATGGTGGCGGTGGGTTTAACGGTAGAACCCCTAGGTTTGTTTTTCAAGGAGTTCGACCATGAGTATCGATGCGGAACTTAAGACAGCTTTAATTAATCATTTGGAAAATGTCTTAGATTGTTTAACAAACTCTGAAGGCGAAGAGTTTAATGGGCAAAAATGGGTTCCGATGTCAAAGGAAAAACTTAGTATAGGTGTCGATATTGAAAGACTTGAAGAAAGTATGCACCTATCTGACCGCAACGGCTTGGCTAAAATTATGGGAGCTGAAGTGAATGCTGCAGTAGGAGAAGTTGTCATAGCATTGGATCGTCTCAAGAACAGTTAGGATATACAATGCAGAAAGTTAGTCATATACACCACTTAGAAGACTTGGCATTAATGAACTATCAGAGTGCCAAGTCTTCTTTGGTCGCGCTGGAACAAGAATCGTATTCTATCAAATACGACGGAATGCCAGCATTAGTATTCGGCATATGTCCAGTCGAGCAAAAGTTCTTTCTTTCTTCTAAATCTTATTTTAATAAGACACCTAAAATTAATTACTCCGTATCAGACATTCATAAAAATCATGGAGCTAGGAGTCCTGGTTTGGTAGAAAAACTTGAGAAACTTTGGCCTACGATGAATGAGTTTTATAAAAATTATCCCAGTCTCCACAAAGATAGTAATATCTTCCAGGCAGATTTGCTGTTTCATAAAGATATAGAAGACGGCTCCCGCACGCCTAATAACATTACGTACAAATTTAAGAAGCGCGCTCATTCAGTAGATTATGAGATGGTTCTAGCTATACATACCCGCTATGATAGACACGGTAATGCGCACCCGATGGGTCACCATTGTGATGAAAATACTCTATGCGGGCGATATTATATCCCGGATAAAACTATAACGAGATTTGATAACAATGGTTTAATATCCCCAAAAGAATATTATGATTTGGAAGAAGCTTTTAGTCACATTTCAGATGAGTCATATGAAAAAACTTCATTAACTAATATTAATGTACTGTTAAAGGAAATTAATAGTCTTGTTAGAAATAGAATTGAAATAAATGAACAAACTCTAGGGGACATTGTTTATAAATACAATTATCCTTATGAGATATTACGAGTTTACCTCGCCTTATTAAGATACAAACGGAGTCTCATCGACTATCTCGACAAACGCTCAAGTTGCGGTGATCTTGAAATGTATATTGGCGACGACCAAGTAGGTCATGAAGGATACGTAACGCGATCTGGTGGTACCTTTGTGAAACTTGTTAATAGAGACATCTTTAGTCATGCAAACTTTGAGAAGTTTAGTGGTTAAAGCTGATAAGAAAATCATATTTAGTTTTGGTAGATTTAATCCGCCGACAATAGGTCACGCGAAGGTTTTAAATTACATTCTCGACTTGGCATATTATTCAGATGCTGATCATATGGTCGTCGTGTCTAAAACTTTTAGTAAGAAAAAAAATCCACTCGACATTTTCACTAAGATGAAATATCTCAATCTATTTTTCCCAGAAATAAACTTCGTTGCCGCAACCAAAAAAAGTCCAGACTTTATTGCGCATCTGAAAAATATATGCAATGATGGTTATAATCACGTGACGATGATTTGTGGTGAAGATAGAGTTAAAGAATATACGCGGATTGTTAATCTTTATAATGGCAAGGATTTTACTTTTGATACTATTCAAGTAAAGTCTGCGGGCACTCGTTCAGAGGGTGGTCTAGGTGTTCATGGCTCTAGCGCTACTAAAATGCGAGAAGCAGCTTTACGTGACGATATGGGCACATTTATCGACATGTGCCCAACTAACCAAATTAAACTCGCTCAAGCATTATACTACGAAGTACGCCATGGTTTAGGTTTAAAGACTCAAGAATTTTCCTTTTATAAATAGAACTGTACAGGCAGTTCTGTGCGGCGGTAAGGCCAAGGCAATCCCGTTTTAACAAAGATAAGTCTTAGGAAAACTCTTTGATGGATTTACAAATATTAAACACCCACGATACAATTACTACTTCTCCCGAGCTAGATAATTCGTCGGAGAAATGGGATTGTTTTGGTTTTACGATTTAGCTGTCTCTTGACTTTGTCAAGGGGCATTTTTTATTAGGGAAAGAAACAGATGCACGAAGAAGAACATATCGACGAAGTTTTAGACTTACAACAACGTAAGAAAAGAGCTATGATCGTAAAGAAAAACAAGAACAAATTAAGAATTGCAAGGAAAATTGCTCAACGCAAGAAAGCGCCAAAGAGGATTATCCATAAGAGAGCCTTCGCCGCAGCACGCAAAATCGTAAGACGTAAGTTTGCTGGCAAGTTGGGTGCTGATTATGAAAATCTTTCCCCTTCACAGAAAATTAATGTCGACAGACAGATTGCCGGAAAGCAAAAGATTATTAAAAAGATTGCTATGCGGTTGATGCCGCGCATTCAACAAGCTGAAGCTAAAAGGCTACAATCTTTCCTTAGAGGTGCGAAGCTCGACAATCTAGGTAAGAAAGAACACGTTAGAGAAGGATTCAATGAATCTTTCGACGAATTACTTACCGGTCGTAAAGATGCTCGTGTTAAGGATGCTACAAACAAGAAGAACAAATACATCAAATTTTACAAGAAATTTTCTGATATAGTAAATGAAGATTCGTCTGCTTATAGAGCACTTCAGAAGAAATCAGACAAAAGTGGAATCGATATCAATGTTCTCGGTGAAGTGTTCACTCGAGGACTTGAAGTGTGGAAAGAACAATACAAATACTCTCCAGAACAATATGCATTCGCAAGAGTCAATTCATATGTTAACCGCGGTAAATCATACTTCGCTGAGGATCGCGATTTACATGAGTTCGAGTCTGGTGATATTATGGAAGTTTCTAATCGTGTCTTAAAGAATTACATTTCAAAGGCTGATGGTCAATCAAAGCCACATTGGAATAAAGATTATCATGCCCAAATTAAAAAAGATTACGGTGACGATGACCCAGAAGTTAAAACCTATGACCGCTGGGAAAAGAAAAGACAGAACCGCGAAGATGGTGTAAAAAGAGCAACCAAGAAGCTTGGAGGTTCCTTTGATAAGGATAAGCACTCTTCAGACGAAGTTGCAAAGAGTAAAGCCACTCAGAGCAAATATAAATATTTCCAGAAGACCCCACACGGTAATGGTTATATACAAGGCCATGATAGCAATAAAAAAGACCATGTGATTATTAGTGTTCCGACTAGTACGGGTATTCGCACCAAAAGTAATCCAACTACCTATAAAGAGGTGTCAGTCCATAAGAAGCATCTCCAATTAAAAGAAAATGAAAAGCTAAATGAAGTTTCTGACGATCTTAAAAATAGATACATTAAAAAAGCCAAGCCAGAAATGGATAAAAAATACGATAGGTATAATGTACTCCGTAATAATAAAAACAAAAGGGATGGGGAACATTCAGAAGATACTCCAAACATGGCTAAAATAGGACGTAAAGCCGTTAACAGAGATGACGGAATTTACCGTGCCCAGAAATCTATGAAAGAGGCATGGACTGACACTGTTGATAAGTTCGGCAAGAGAATCGTTGATCCGAAAAGTCCATGTAAAAAGGGTTTCAGGCAAAAAGGTGTCACTGTTGTAAACGGTAAAGAGGTACCTCGTTGCACGAAGGAAGACTTTGTGCAAATTGAAGAGGGAAGATATTCACCTGAAGAACTTCAGGCTTTACGCAAGAGAGCCTCAGCAAATGCAGCCGATCTAGCTTCCGGTGGTAAAACTAAACGAGAAAGAGAACGTCAGAGTAAGGCACATGATAAAGCTGAAAAGACGAAAAAGGCTGAGCATCATTTAGAAAAAGCTAACAGCCACCACAATCAACACGTGATGCATAAAGAATTAGCCAATGATAGCCGCAGCATCCAGCGCGATCTAAGTAACGGCGAATGGAAAAATCACGGATTTGAGAGTAAAGAACATGCTCGAGGTGCAGAAGAAGAACTTGCCCATCAAGCTGCCCTTGAGCAGAGGAAAGCAGATCATCATAAATCCGAACACGATTACCACGCTGGCGAATACAAATATCACTCGGGTAAAACTTGGAAAGCCAAGAAGAAAGAATACAAGAAACTCAAATATTCTGACTTCGTAAAAGGTCGCAATCGTCTTAAAGAAGGTAAAATGTCAAGTATCCACTTCGATACAGATGATA